GATTTTATTAAAGTATTTTTTCCTGTGTTTTTCCCCTAAAACCTCAAACACTAAGTGACATATAGAGCCTCTCTTTGCACCATCATTGCTTTTATCAGGTAAATGCTTTTTATACTTAGACCAATACAGCCAAGAGCAAGATTGGGCAGTTTTTATTCTGCTGGCTGATAATGGTGTTTTTGGATCACTGCTCATTGCTAATCACTAACGAAGTTTTTATTTCTTTTTTAGTGAAGCTTGAGGAGTTATTTTTAACAAAGTTACAAATATAAGATATTTGTTTATCTTGATCTACAGATTGATTTTGCCAATCTTGAAAATTGCAATTTGCTAAATGAGCGTCACCAAAATCATTATATGACTTTGGTGGGAATTTTATACTAATAATATTTAAATCAAAATAACAGGACAATTTTAAATAGTTTTTTATTGCTGCAACAAGTCCTCTATTTTCTGAGCTGTTACTATCGTTATTAGTGCAAACATAGATATTGCTAATGTCCCTGCTATTAAGAAAATTGATAATATTACCATTAACATGTAGTCCAAAAATGACCAACACGTTTTTAATATTTTGTTCATAAAGAGCCAATGCATCGCCTATACTTTCTACTAAGATAACTTCTTTTTTGATTTCTATTTCTTCTTTTACACCTGTCAGCTCATTGTAAGCTGGATAAACCCAATTGTTCCTTCTGCCAAGATGTTTCCATTTAGGAAAATTATTATCTTCATCAACTTTTCGGCCAGAAAATCCAATAATTTGCTGATGTTCATTTAGTATAGGAAAAACCATCCTTCTATACATCTTTCCTACGCCAGCTAATCCTACTTGAAATTTTTTTTGAGTTTCTTCTGAAATAAATTTTTTCTTATAAAAGCTATAATTAGGGAAAAGTTTATCTAAGGATTCATTTGGGTAAATTTTTTCCATTTCTATTGTATTTTTTTTATGCTTTATAGTAGGAGAATCAGAATTTTTTATTTTATTAAGTATTTTGCTAAGATTTGGATCATCTGATTTTAAAGTTTCCCTAACTAAAGCATTAAAAGGTTTGCACCCTTTATTAACAACAAAGTCCATCCAAACCCCAGTATCTTTATATATTTTTAAAGCAGTTTTATTATCACCATCTCTATATAAAGCCTGTGTCCTCCAATGATCTCTACAGTCAATTAAGCTGTACCCCATTGATTCTAATATTGTTTTAAAATCCTCCGAGTTCACTAAAGTTAGGAATTATATTTTCATTACTACCCTCTGTGTCTAATTCATGATTTCCATCAAGCATATTAGCTACATCCCTTAAATCTCCTCTTTCTGTAATATTAAAATTATTAAAATCTAAATTTATTGAATTTTTTCTTAGAGCATCGTTTATTCTTACTGGTTCGACAGCGCCAGCTATATCGTTACCTAAGTGCCTAGATTTAACGTTAATCAGCTTATGTGTGCCAAATCTTTCTCCCTCTACCTCTATTTCATCACCAGTCTTACTTCTTAAAATAAACATATGCGAGCAAAATTGAGTAATCCTGTCAGACAAGGATACTACAGACTCATCGTCAACTATACTGTCTGCGTTTCTATTGTTTGTTATGCCATATCTGTTTGATTGCACGGAAGTTATCATTGGTATGATAGGTTCACCATCATGTAACACTTCTTTTTGAACACATTTCTTAAACTTGTCCACCATTTCACCAACAACTTGCCATTCTGATTTATTATTCATTCTCTCAGAGCTGGTTTTAATATAATCAAAAGAAAAAACCATTTTATTCCCTCTGCCAACTGTTGAATAGTAAAATCTTTTTAAAGTACTTATCATTGAGTCAACGTCTGTACCTCCAACATTGTAATAATAAAATTTTAGATCTTTTATTTTAGGCCATACAGCTCGCACTTTATCAACAACAGCCTTACCTGCTTTTCTCCACTTACCGCTTTCTAATAAATGCATCGGCACACCGCTTAAGGCTGCACACTGCCTCATTACAAGCTCCTCTTTGCTCATTTCCCCATTGTCGAAATGCAATACAGGAACATTATATTTCATACTCACTTTGGTAGAGTAATCCATACAAAATTGTGTTTTACCCACACCTGATCGAGCAACTATAACAGTTATATTTCCAGGTCTTAACAAAGATCCATACATATCATTCAGCTTTGGGTGTGGACCCATCATGCCAAATTCTACAAGAGGATTGTCTCCTCTATACTCAATAACCTCCTCCATCTCTTCGTAGATGTTTTGAGGGATGTCACTACCTAACTCGTATAAATTTATTCTAGAGTTATATATAGAGTCAGCTGCTTGTATTATATCTTGATATGAAGACTCGGCAGAAATAGACTTCATTCTTTTAGAGATATCTTGAGCCGAATGAAGTATTTCTCGCCTAATTGAATATTTTTTTAACTCTTTGGCTGTTTTAAGTATATTACCACTTGGAACTTTTCTTAGGGCTAAAGATTTTATATAGTCGGCTGGATTTAAATTGTCTTCAAATGATAAGCCTAATTCATTTACTCTTTGCGCGATTATAACTTCGTCTATTTCATCATTAGCGTTTATGGCCTGTTCTATAATTCTGAATATTGTAGAATTTAAAGAAGTTGACTCTGAATAAAAATCGGAAGTGTTTATAAAGCTAGAAATTTCTATCAAAGACTCTGGGTCTTTTAATAGTCCTGCCAACAATTGCTTTTCTAGCTCGTAAGAATAAATCATTCTTCTTCTTGATCATCTTCTTTTTTTATTTCAGAACCCTCTCTTGAAAGAAAATCTTCTAATGCTTTGCTTAACGCAAGCTCTGTCATTCCACAATCAAATCTTTGGTAAATCAAAGGGCGTCCTGCATCTGTAGAAACAGCCATTATTATGCCCTTGTACTTATCTACACCTCCAGATAATTCATAAAGTTTGTCAACCATCTCAGATGGTATTGAAAATTCTTGATCGGCATCTTCTTGATTCATAAATATATATCTTGATCGTCAAATAACGACGCTGTTATCTTATCCTTTGGATATACTTCTGCAAGTTTTATTTTATTAAGCTCACAAAATTGTAGTTTTTTTTCATCTCTTTTTAATTGATCAGAGTATTTAAACATGTTCTTGTGAAAAAATTTAACATACTTAGTGTGTTGCGCTCCTTGTACCTCTATAGCTACTTTTTTATTGGCATTGTAAAAATCTAAAGATAATCTTGTTCCTACAACCCTAAATTCTTCAAAGACAACATCATGCTGCCAGTAAGATTGCAAAAATTTTTTTACTTGAGTTTGGAACTTGCTTCTGCTCGGCTTATCCCAATCTATTAAATATTTTTTTGCATTTTTTAAGTTCCTTGTTTTGCCGTATAAATCAACAAATTTCATGAACTTATTCTAAAGCTAACTCTGCGATATCTTTTTTAAAGTATTCGAAAAGATAATTTGTTAAATCGCGATCACTCTCAATATGCTTGAAAAGATTGTTCATTCCTTGAATTTTTTCTGGAAACTTAAAAGATGTCTCCGCAAGAAGTTCTTTAAAATCATCAGTTATGCTAATCCAAGCGCCACTCTTTTTTATAAATGAGTAAGCCTCTAATAAATCAACTATTTCTTTTTCTATCCAAATAGAAGTCCCACCTGTCCGCCCATATCTAATTGGATAGCTAAGAGTGGTGTTAGTTTTTTCGTTTGGTGATTTTTTTACAGTAGCTTTAGCATAAACCCCAATTATAGGATTTGTCTTAGGGTCAGCTTTTTTGTTGCTAGGATCTTGTAAGATTTGATCTCCTGCAAATCTTGGTTCGTATTCAATAATCCAGTTTGCGAAGTGTAATAAAGCATTCCCTCCTGTTGCAGTTGTTTGTCTAATTGGTGCTTTTGTGTATGGGTCTAATTTTATATCGGCCCTTACTTGAGATATGAATATCGCCATGTGGCCTCTTTTTGCCAGTTTGATAGAAATTTTCTTCATAAATGTTGAAGCTACATTCGCGCCTCCTGCAACCTTTGTAGAATCCTCATAACTTTTAGCCATATCATTTTTAAGAATTAGTCCATCAACAGAGTCTAAAATAAAACAAAACTTTGTTTTTTTTTCATTGTTATCGACTAGTTGAGTCATTATATCTACAACTGATTCATAAATATTGCTTTCTAGCACAAAGCATTTACCGTCTTCCCAATCATCATGGTTATGAACAAACTCCACGCCTGATCTTTTTTTCATTTCTGGAGAAAGTCTTCCCTCAGCCTTTATATAGAAACCTCTTGAATTTGGTATGGTTTCTAAAAAATTCCTCATAACCTGTAATGCTTCAGAGGTCTTACCTCCTTCGTTCATGCCTGTAAATCTATGTAATCCAGGACCAAAGCCTCCACCTAGCTGTAAATCAAACTGCAAAGATCCACTAGAAACTTTGTAATTTTCTTCTTCTTCAAAATTATAATGATCGTTTTTGTTTGTCTTCAAAAAGTTATTTAATATATCTTCTGGTTTTCTTTCACTCATCTAAAAAATCTTTTATAGTTTTCTTACGTTTAATTACATTTGCATCTTTGCCCGACTTACGCCCAATATTATATTGCGGATACTTAGAAAGGTCAACTTTAAAATTGAAAGCTTTGAATTTTTTGTCTAACATCTTTTTAGATGCTGGACTAATAAGAATTTCTAGAGAATCAAACTTATTATAAAAAGTTACGACTGACATAAATTCTTGAGAATACCTTTCACATAAAGTGTTAAGCATTTTCATTTGCTTCGAGAAAAACGTTTTAGGGGTTTTTTTCGAAGTTAAAATATCGTCGTGTATTAACCTCTCAATAATTTGTTTCTTATTCAGCACATTTAGGCAATCCTGCTAATTTTAAATCAACATCAACCATTTTCTTCACTAAAGCTGGAAATGAAAACTTAGGTTTCCAACCCAACTCATTTGTCGCCCTGCTTGAATCTCCCCAAAGAGATCCTACTTCCGCTGGTCTATAAAATCTACGATCAACCTCTACTAAAAGGTCATCTCCGTGATAGTATTTAGCGTCTTCCTTCGTGCCTTCCCATCTGCACATTGACCTATGAAATCCAGCGCAGTTAAAAGCTTCTTCTACAAACTCTCTTATGGTGTGCATTTCGTTTGATGAAAGAACATAATCATCAGGAGTTTTTCTTGAAATATTTATTAAATATTGTTCTTGATTTAACATTCTCCAAACACCATCCATAAAATCTTCGGCATCGCTCCAATCCCTTTTTGACTCTATATTGCCCAACTTTAAAGGTTCAAATGTATTTTTATTAGTATAATCAGATGCTATTCTAGCAACATTTTTTGTTATTTTTCTAGTCACAAACTCCTCTCCTCTGCGAACGCCTTCATGATTAAATAACCAACCTTGAACAGCATACAAATTGTAAGACTCTCTATAAACTTTAACAATATGTCTAGCTGAGCATTTTGAAGCTCCATATGGGCTTCTAGGTCTGAGTGGATGTTCTTCTGTCTGAGGTTCAATTATAATATCTCCAAACTCTTCAGAGCTTCCAGCATTATAATATCTGCATGATGGGCAGTGTCTTTTTATAGATTCTAGCTGATCTATT